AGCTTTCGCTTACTGACCATTTTAATGGCGGTTCAAGTTCTTCGACTCAAACTCAGCGACTTCAATTCAGTTATATCGCTGTTCAGACTATCGCATCATCCACTTGGGATGTTCTCTCACTTAGTCGTTCACGGTGCTTTCGCTTCCGCCCTGTCGTCTGCTTCCAGACTTCCAAGTCAATCAGAGAGAATTTTCCATAGTAGGTTTCCCTACTAGGCCACCAATTCAAACAACGAATCGTTTGAAGCGTTAATGGTATATTGACGAACTACACGCATACTAAGACCAATTTCCTTATCGCTAGCACGTCCAGCAAAGTGAACGCCTTCGGGCAACTCAAGGTCAGCCACAGCCAGCGTAAATGCGTTACGGTGCATTACGATGTTTTGTGGGGAAACTGTACCTGATTTGTCAAAAGGAGTAACAACAGCGCTAGAAGCAGTTGCCGAAACATAAACGTTTTGGAATTGACCAGCGGTAATGATTGCCGGCGAAACTGTCACAGAAGCTGACGAACCCGAACCAATGGTAACAGCACCAGTAACAACGAAGTTACGCAGTTTGTTTGAACCATAAGCCTGACGGTTTTGTGGGTTGACTGCATAAACGTTGGCGATCTGGATAACGTCACCTTGCTGCAAGTTAGCGGCAGCAGAAGCAGCAGAAATCGTGATTGTCGAAGTTGATGCCCAACCAGAAGTCAACGAACCAGTGAAAGTTGCAGTGTTGGTTGCCAAAGTTGCAGAAGCATACGAACCAAACGTCTGTGACACAACGTTTTGATCCATCTTCCATGTCATACCAGCAGAGTCAACGCCCATCAAACCTTTTTCGTATTGACGTGCAATTTTCTCAGCAGGCATGAACAAACCTTTTAAGCTGTCAACGATAGTTGCAGAAGTAAAGGGTTCAACGATACATGAACGGCGACCATCGCGTGGTGCGCCTTCAGCATCAAGGTAAGCGCCAGCGGTCAGATATGTAATCAGACCAGTTGGGGGCGTACCAGCAGTACCAACGATGTTGGCAGTGTTGTTCTTAGCCATGACCAAACCATCACGGTCAATCTTGTTGGCAATAGCTGCGACAGCAGGCTTGAGAACACGATCGCTAAACATATCAAGCGACAATGCCAAGTCTTGAGTCGTAAACTGTGTGTCAACGTGGAATTGAGTCGAAAGGGTAACTGGAACGCTTGATTCGACAAAATCTTCAACGTTAAGAGCAGAGCCAGTCGTACCAATAAAGCGACCAGGACGGCGAACGTTAACAGTGTTACCAATCTTTGCGCCAACAACAGCAAATTGGTCATCATAGTTACGATCAACTTCAGAAGTGAACGTAAGTTCGTTTTCGAGAACCATTAAGGCCTCGTTAGTAATCTTACTAATGGTTAGCAAATTGTTTGCCATGATATTTCCTTTAAATTAGATTTGTTTATCTAATCTTCCTCGCCAATCTTGCCTCTTTCCATTGTTGATAAGTACCATGAAATTCGCCATTAGCGTTAATCGGTACATCCGCAGCAGAACTAGACGCTTTCAATGGGCGAATAGGACTAGGTGCTTTAGACTGCCTAGCAACAGGTTTTGCCTCTGGTTCGTCTTTTACTTCAAAACGAACTTCCAATTTCCCAAGTTCTTTGAGTGCCTTTGCAACAGGCATTTCAGCCAGTTTACGAGCGTAATCGGTGTTTTCGGCTAAGTGATATAAGAGTTCAGGGCCTACATCACTTTCAATAATTGCATCACGAATTGCGTCATTTACTGCCACATCTGCGCTAGCAATCATTTCCTCGAAATCAGGCATTTTTACCTTAGCAGCCTCAACTTTTTGCGCCCAAGCACTAATAACTTTGGTTCGCTCTTCGTTAGCTCTGCGGTCAGCTTCTGCCTTGTCACGCTCTGCAAGTACTTTTTCTACATTCCATTCAGACAACGCTTTTGCGTATTCAAAAGCATCCTGAAATTGGCTTGGTTGGGGTTCTTGACCTAAAGGTTCTGCCGCTACTTGCGGATTTGCCTTCTGTTCATTTTCCCTTAAACGTGCTTCTAATGCTTCTTTAGCTGCTCTCTCTCTTGCAACTTCTTGTTGCGCCAGTTCTAATCGCTTTGAAACATCAGAAAATCGTTTTACAACTTTAGGATTTTCCTTCGGCTTATCTGTTACTTCCGCTTCGTTTTCCGCTTCTGGTTCGCTCTGTGATTCTGCCTCTACTGTGCGCTCTGATTCCTCAGCCTGCTCAGGAGCATTTTCTACAGCCAATCCCAGTTTTTGTGCGTTAAATTCCGCTAAATTTTCACTTGTTACTACTGTTCCTGCTTCTCTTGCATCTGACATTTGAAGTCCTTAATTAAAACTCAGTTAAAAAATTAACTGCTAATAATTATTCTAGTTAAAAGCTAACTAGTAAGCTATGTTAATAGTTTAATCCTATTTCATTGTTGTATCAATGGATTTGCCCCTGCGCTAATATCCTGAACCGCTTGATTAGCATATGCGTACTGTTCAGCGTTTCTAGCGGCAATCTCTTTTTCCAGTCTGCCAGTGTCCATGTGATGCAACAACAATTCCATAATTGATTCAATTTCAACCTTGTTTTGGCTAGTAATAGCGCGGGTGTTTTGATCATGTACTTTGACCTCTGCCATTGTTTCTGTATTATGCGCTCTCGCAGTAACATCCATAAGTTTGCGCTTGTTCTCATTGTCCTGTTTGACTTGTTCAATGTCTTGACGCTGCTTGATAGCCATCTGCAACTGTTGAATCTGCTGTTGCATTTGTTGCACTTGCGCTTGTGATGCTTTAAGTTGCATCTGAACTTGTGGTGGGATAGGTGATTTATCATCAATCTGCGCCATTGGGTTTGCCGCGGCCATACGGTCTGCAATGATCTCTGCGCCAGGAAAGTCCATGTTGCGGAATATCAAATCACCCGCGGTCTGCATCAAAGTAGGATCAGCTTGCAACATTCCTAGCATTGCATCAACGGATTCTTGACGCTTGCTGTTATAGCCTGGGCCAGTCTCCATGACAACGTCATATTCGCCTACAGTCACGTCATTTAGAACCTTTTCTACGCCCATCTCGTCAACGCCACGTTGATTAAGCGTTACCAATTCAGGCTTGCCATCTTCACCAATGATGCGCATAACACGTTCGGTGTCGTATATCTGTGGCACTAGATCAAGAATAATCTTGCCAGTATGTGCAATGGATTGCGTTAAATTGTCGTAATAGTGGTAGTTGGTCATATCAACAGCTTGTTGCTGACCTTGCAATGATTTACCACTAATATTGCCCGTAGGAAGCTGTGCTGGATCGTAAATACCAATTACTGCCATCAAATCGGCGCTCAGTGCTTGCGCTGCCGCCATTACGCCTGCTGGTGGTGGCTCAGGTTGCAAACGCTGTGGCGCAGGTGCTGGTCTGCCTTCAATGTCTGTCTGCTTATAACGCAGAACAGGCATAGCCTTGATGTTAGCTTGCGCCCATTCATTCTCATGGCCTTCGTCTTGACCTTCTGCAAGCAACCATTTCGCTTTCGGTGCAAGCGCAACGGATTCGGTAAGGGCAGTCTGCCAAAAGTTGTACATCTTTTGTGGGTCTTTTGCCTGACGTGCCAAGCCAAAGTATTTCTTTTTGTTGTGGACTATAAGTTGTTGTCCAGTAACTCGCACGACGGGAATGTATTTGCCAGCCCATGTACCCTCCTCTAGGATTTCCATGCCTGACATCTTGCACCATTTAATGACTTTCTTAAATGATTTGCGTCTGCTTACCTCGTATATTCCCGCATCTTCCAACAATGCTTTCTTTGGCAATTCCGATGCAAATACATGGTTGCCATCGCTTAAAAGTATCAAATCTTCTGACTTACGCTCAGTCCAGAAGTATTCAGCAATGCGAATATCTTCCTTCATTATCCATTCTGAATCAGTATCGCCAGTTCCGCGCTGGTGAAATCCAGAACCATCGTCGGCATCTGGGTACATCTTGCGAAACACGTCTTTGCGGATGACCTCAGTTATGAGTACTTTTTCAGCGTCAGAACCATTAGGAAGTATAGAGTTAGGGTCAAAATAGACGGTAAAAGGATTATTAATGCGTCTAATATAAATCTCTTGGTCAAACGATTTTTCGCTAACATAATCTGTTTCTACCCGCCAGTAACCCCAACCCATACGCACAGCAAAGTCAAATGCGTGGTCATAAGCATCTTCTGCATTGCTGTTAACTTCAATGTGTCGGCAAATACCTTGTAAAATCTCCGCAACTTTTGCATCTGATTCATTGTTCATGCCATGAACTTTAATGCGTGGGCGTTGCTGACGTTGTTGGTTTGTAATCTGTCGGCAATATGCGTCTAACTTGTTAATTGTCAGGCATGGACGAGATTCTAAGCTGCGACTATTTTGCAATTCTACTGGCCATTGATCGCCTGAACAAAATAGAATATCTTCAAGCGCTTCTGCTCGATTGTTTGAGTCAGCATCATTGCAAAACGTCAGGAATTGTTTTGCCTCTGTAATTCGTGAATCGTAATCGTCTTGCATAATTAACCCATCCATGAGCCTGGCGGCGAGTATGTTGGTCGTTTAGGTTTTGCCTGTTTTGGTTCTGCTACCATCAACCCCAACATTCTGAATGCGTCTGCGCCGTGACTATACTGGTCATGGATAGGCGTTTTACTAAATGCCTTGGTATCAGGGTCAACCTCATATCTATAGTGTCTAAGGCATTGTAATCCATCTGAACAATTATCTCTATCAAACCAACAATTGCGGAATATTGTTCGTGCAGCGTCAATACTGTCAACTATTGGTGTTCGTTCTAAGATTCGCGTCTTGAACCCTGAGTTTCTGACAATTTCTTCAATACTTCGCCCATTGGCCGCCAAAGTCTTATTCTGGGCATCGTGTGGCAGCCATAGCGTATCGTAGACATACCCAAAGGTTTGCAGCTTAGCAAGATAGTGCGCAATCGTTTGCTGGTTATCTTCAAGATATCTAATAAGACGTGTTTCCATCCCTACGAACTGGACAAACCATATTGCTGTGGCATCCGACCAACCTAAGTCAAACACGGCATGGACAGGTTTAGCAGGTTCATAAGGCACTTTAGTAATTCGCCCATCAACTTCAGCAAATTGCATTTCTTTAGCAAACACCGCGCCATCTACAGTCTGCCTACATATCCCTTCCCAAACCGTGTTGTAAGCCTCAATATCACGATTCTTTAGGGATTGACGCTCTAAATCTAGCGTTTCAGGAAACCACGGATTGTCATTCCAGTTAATCTTTTGAACTATAGAGTTTTCAGGTGGATGCAATACAAACCGTTGGTAGGTTTCGTCTGATTCTAGTTCAGGGTTAAATGTTATCCATATCTCAGAATCTTGTTTACGAATAGTTGGTATCAATACAGACCAACTTGCCGAACTGGTAGTTTGTGCTTCCTCTACCCAACAAATATCCACACCTTCAAATGACTTAATGTTAGCAACGTTGTTCTTTAAGCCTGCGAAGCTAAACTCTGTGCCATTCATGCCACGAATGTTGGTTTGGGTAATCTCATAGAATCCATTCAAACCCAAAGCGATGATTTGATCCGATAGCAGCTTGTGTACAGAATCTTTTATACTTGTTTGAAATTCCCTAGCGCAGAGAATTCTAAGGGGTTTTTGTGCGCCTTTGATTAGTAATGCCCTAGCAACTCCCCAGGACTTAGCTCCCCCGCGGCCACCATAAAGTATTCGGTATCTTGACTTCGGTGGATCAAATAAACAACTAAGTTTTACAGGGAATTCAGCTTTGGCAATTGCTGACTTAATTTGCTCATTCATCACGCTGCTGTGGTTTCACAAACGTAATTTCAATGCCAGCTAAAAGGGGCGAACCATCCGCATTCTCAAGAGTGTTCGCCTGTATTGCTTTACCATCTACTCTATCAATCAATTCTTTTATTGCCCACATCTCGTTAGCTTCTGCCGCAGAAATCAGGTTCTCAACAACTGTATGCACACGTTCGGGATTCTGTACAAGTTTTTTCCTGAGAGCGTCATAAAACAGTCTCGATTTACTTGCATTAGAATTCCCTACAGGTGCGCCGCCAGCCATGTTGTTTTAACCAATAAATTGTTGATAAAAAAGTTTAATTGTCGTCATCTTCGTTCATTAGCGTTGAAACAGCATCAGCTAATTCGTCAAGTTGCAACTGTTCCATTTGATCTTCAATCTTAGCAATAATTTCTGCGCCGATATTGTAGGGTTGTTCTTTCAGAATACATAAAATTGCATCCCATTGTTGTTCGTCAAGTACGATTTCCATGATTATTCCTGTGGTGTAGTTTCAGATAAATTTTCAGCAGCTTGTACCTGTGGCACAGCTTGGGTATGAATCTTCATAAAAAGTTCGTGTACAAGTTTATGTGGTAATTCTTGTAATGCCCTAAGAATTAACTCTACTTCATCCTTAGTGTGTTTAAGTGTAATCATTTTTTCTTACCCTTTTGTTGCGCCTCACGCTTTTCTGCATACGCAATAGCTACAGCTTGCTTAACAGGTTTACCCGCCTTGATTTCTGTCTTGATGTTCTCTTTGAACGCTTTTGGACTAGCTGATTTCTTTAATGGCATCATTTTCCTCTGAAATAAAGCAAATATCTTTCCAACTACAGATAAGGTATCGCTCCCCATCTTCGTAATATTCTTGATAACTTAAATATTCATTATTGCCCATTGTGCCAAAGCGTACAAATTCGCCAATATGCAAATGTTGTTTAGCTAAATCCCCAACAGCAACAATGTTTCCCATGTTGTCACGTTCATCCATAATCACGTCAATAATTGCTGACTTGATGCGAGTGATAGGTTTAACAACGATTCGGTCTTTTAAAGGTTTAAGTTTCATTTCTAACCTTTGGTGGTCTGCCGCGCCTGGCAGGTAATTCAACGTAACTGTCAGCTTGTATTTCTGAAATAGCTATAGCAGTGTATTCGCCACACCATTCGTTCTGATGCTTAGTTTGATACTGCGGAAAACGCCGACAACTTCCTAAGTCAGTACCTAGGAAGTATTTACAGGTGCTACAAGTAGTAAAATCTAAATCAGCCATTACAAACCCTTGTTGTACTGGTTAGCAGGTCTTTCGGTGCTGTAACACCATTGACCTGCGAATTACATACTGTCTTGATCGTGAGCTACACGCTTGTGGTCATATACAGACTTTTCGCCCATGTGACCTTTGCATTCACCTAAACGACCATCGTGATGACCCATATGCGAACCTTCACGCAAACCAAGACCATCAGCTTTGCCCATGCCTACGCCACCAGCAATCGGCGCTTTACGCTCGCCTGATGTGTCGCTTGACAATACGCCTTTAGGCATTTTCTCGCCAGATGCACCTTCGTGGTACTCTTCACGATCAACTTTGGATGCTTTAATGCGTTTTTCACCAGACATATCAGCCTTGGCAACGCCTTTAGGAAACTTTTTAGCTTCGTAGCCCATGATTATCCTTTAAATATCAGGTAACTTAATTTTACTCTCTAGGTGTGAAAGTAACAACCACCTTATTGCCTATTGTATCTGACAACACAGGGTGAATGCGAAACATTTTATCATTGATACCTAGCGCATCTGCTATGCCATCTCTACCAGATTTAAATGCAGCTACCAGGTTATCGTCATCTCTGTGTCTGCGGTCGGGTGGATAAAACGTTATATCTAAGTCAATAAACTTATCTTTAATAGCAGACAAACTATTAATGTCGGCTTTAATTGTTAACAATTTGCATTCTTCACGATACGCTTTTTTTACTTTTGCTTTAGTCGCCCAATGCAATTGCTTATTTGGATTTAATTCTTTGGGTGGAAATGGGTAATCTATGGTCAACATTTGCAATATTTATTAAAAAACAATGAGTTATAGTAGTTTTGTAACATAAACCTTATTAAAATCGGGAAAGTGCAAATACTAAAGGTCTTTTATGTCTATACATCTAACAGATGAGCAATGGATTGAAGCATTTAGAAAAATTGGTTCTCCGCAACTATTTGCACAAGCGCACAATTTAAATGTAAGAACAGTTTATCAGCGTAGACGATCTTTAGAACAAAGATATAGCATAAATTTAGAAACAACCAATAACCAGCGTTTAAATTTAAAGTTACGCCGCATACAAGAAGCAGCACCCAATGTTAGACGTGGCATGAACCTTGAAAAAGGTACAGTAATAGTGTTCAGCGATGCGCACTTTTGGCCAGACGAAACCACGACAGCTTTTAAATCACTCATACATTTCATCAAAGAATTAAAGCCTGTAGCTATTGTATGTAATGGCGATGCTTTTGATGGTGCATCATCTAGCCGGCATCCTCGCATTGGGTTTTCTAAAGTACCAACCATAAAAGAAGAAATTGAAGCTTGCAAGTTTTATATGGGCGAAATTGAAAAAGTTGCTTGTGGCGCAAAATTGGTTTGGACAATGGGCAACCACGATATGCGCTTTGAATCTTCCCTTGCTAACGCAGTAGGCCAATTTGAAGGTGTTGAAGGATTTACCTTAAAAGATCATTTCCCTTTCTGGCAACCTTGTTGGTCTTTTTGGATTAACGAAGATACGATTATCAAGCATCGTTTTAAGGGTGGTAGATATGGTGGCTATCAAAATACTGTTAACGGTGGCGTAAATATCATTACAGGACATACCCATGTATTAGCTGTGTCACCAGTTACAGACTATAACGGTACACGATACGGTGTTCAGACAGGTTGCCTGGCAGATCCGCATTCTGAGTCTTTTAATTATGCGGAAGATGGCCCTAAAGACTGGCGCAGCGGTTTTGCTGTATTGACTTGGGATAGAAGCAAATTATTGTTGCCTGAACTTGTACAAGTTTGGGACGAAGATGAAGTGCAATTCCGCGGGCAGATTGTCAAAGTATGAAATTTACATCGTCAACTTTACGATCAATTTACACAATGTTGTGTGATTTGCGTCCATTTTGTCGGTGGTCATTGCCAGGTACTGACGAAATCATATTTGTAGCGTCAAACGATACAGATGCTATGGGTACTTATGTTTATGATGACGAAAAAGAAAAACATATTTTGACCATTTCAAAAGTTAAAAACGGTCATTTACTTACAATAATTAAAACCATGAGTCACGAGATGATTCACATGAAGCGCTGGCAAACATCAGGCTGGGATAAACACGATGTTGTCTTTAGACGTTTTGCCACGCAAATTAGCAATGAATTAGGTTTTGACCCCAACGAGCTTTGATGTTCGTTCTAGCAAATCTTCCTCGCTCACACCATAGTGCCTTGCAAACGCTTTTCTACCCATGCCATGTACGCCAGTATTGCCTCGATGGTGTTCGGGGCATAGCGCTATAACTGGTGCGTTCTTGCGTAATCCTGCATGACGTATGTGGTGTATCTCAGCAGGAGTTTCGCCTAAGTCTAAAAAATTACATAGTATGCAACCAAATGATGCAAGACGATCATAATGTTGCTTTTCTAACTTGCTCGACATATTTATCCCTAGTCTTTAATGCAAGTTGTTCTGCTGTTTGCATGATGTTAGTCATGTTTGAGTATGCTGCTTCCCAATCGTTGTTTAATGCCTGTTTATAAAACTGTTTTGTATATTTAGTAAGGTCAAAAAAGTTCTCTGCATAATCAGTCATTTTTCCGCCAATAAGTAAAGTCCGACATTGCCAAGCGCATAGCCGAAATAAGTGATAGCAAGGGGTATATTTCCTTTTATTCCTTGCTCAATAGAAATGTAACTATAGATCAATCCTGTGACAACAATCAACCATGCGCTCATTTTAAATTTTTATCCATGATTCTATTGTTAGCTTGTTCAGATCGCCACGCATCAAATTTCATTTGCGCCGTAAGCAATCTCCATTTTAGCAATTCCATTTCGTAGGTAGCTTGACCTATCCCTTCGCATAGTTGAACATATTCTGCACTAGCATACGCTTCACGCTCTTGCGCCGTTACAGACAAGTTGGGATGCTTTTTCATTTCAATAGCTTTTAAACTAGACTTAAACGCTTCTAGTTCAGCTAATTCTTGACGTGCTTTAGCAAACTTGGGTGCGTTATCCCAAATAAACTGTATGGCCTTGTCTGCGGTTTCATTCATTTAAGCAATTCCCAAGCTGTTGCTGCGCACAATGGCACTTGTCCATTTCCAATGGCTTTAAGTCTGTCCACCCTAGCGGCCACCCCATTAGCCACTCTACCCACGTTGGGTTCA